GGTCTAATATGGATAAGGTTGATCCCGAGACTGGATTTGTTAAGCGACGCGCCGATGGAAAAATCTTGAAGCGTGAAGGATGGACGCCTCCGGACCTTGCATCGCTCATCGAAGAGTGATAGGTTAGGCGCACTAAAGGAGAGACGAATGAAACCTGAGACAATCAAGGCGATCATCGCCACACGCGAACAGGTGGGAAGCCTGGGTAAGTCTGCCATGAACCCTCATGGCCGATACAAGTACGTGTCCATCGACACCTACTACGAGAAGGTTGCCACGACCGCAGCCAAGAACGGCCTGTCTTGGATCGCCTCCGAGACTGCCTTCGAGGTGATGGCTGACGTGGGCAAGACCGGCGTCATCAAGGCCACCTACGAGGTGGCTCTGATGCACAGCAGCGGCGACTACACCCCCAGGTTCAGCACGCTGACGATCATCCATCCGATCCAGGGCGCTCAGACCGTTGGCTCTGCCATGTCCTATTTGGACAAGGTGTTCATGCGTCAGTTGTTCTCCGTCGCCACGGGCGAGAAGGACAGCGATGCTGACGAGACCAACCCGGCTGACATCATTGGGATTGGCACGGACACTCCGAAGAAGCCCGCCGCCACCGAGGAAGAGGTGGAGCGGACTGAGAAGTCCCTCATCACCGCCGCCGAAATGGCAAAGACCGAAGAGGACCTCAAGCAGTGCTGGTCCGATAACTATAGTGGCCGCAACTACCTCAAGGAACACAACCCCGAGGCGCTGAAGCGCGCCACCGCCGCCTTCACCAAGAGGCGCACGGAATTGCAGCAGGAGAAGAACGATGGAAACTAAGAAGTACTACGGCGGCGCGCTCTTCATCAACCGCAACAAGGCGAAGGAAAGCCTTCCCGACCTCAGCGGTGACGTTGAGATCGACATGGAGACGCTGAAGTCGTTGGTCGAGCTTGCCAAGAAGAACCAGCCCCTGAAGATGCGGATGGCTGCTTGGATTCGTGAGGGCAAGAACGGGAAGTTCTACTCGGTCAAGCTCTCGGAAGACAAGCGAGAGATGAAGCCGAAGGCTCCTGCTTTTGACGACGACATCCCCTTCTGATGCTCGTCCGTCTTAGTGAGGCCGAAGTCGAGGCCGCGAGAATGCTTGGCAGGAAGAGGCACGAATGCTCTCTCAACCGCAAATCAACTCGCGGCCTGATGGGTGAGGACTCACTGGACTTGCACACTGTCGGGGCCATTGGGGAGTTTGCTGTGGCAAAAGCTCTGAACCTCTACCAGGGCTTCACCGTCAACAACTTCGATGGCCCTGACATAGAGCCAGACATTCAGGTCCGCACGACAAGGCTGAAGGGAGGGCGGCTCATCATGACGGAGCGCGATGAGCCCTTCCAGAAGTACGTCCTTGTTGTTGGTGAGGAGCCTGAACTCGACGTTGTTGGCTGGGTCTGGGGCTTCGAGGGGCAGGAAAAGAAGTGGCTGACCGACCCAAAGAATAACAGACCGCCCGCCTACTTCGTGCCCAGGGATGCGCTCAGGCCGATTGAGACTCTGCATGCGGGTTAAGAACACAAGGCATCTCTCGTGGGTCAGGACGCAAGGCTGTCTGATTTGCGACAGGTGGTCACAGGCGCACCACCTGATGTTTGCCGAGCCTTCGGCTATGGGCAAGAAGAGTGGTGATGATTGGGCCGTTCCTTTGTGCGCTGACCATCACACTGAGTTGCATGCCTTTGGGGATGAGAAGACATGGTGGGATTTGAAGGGCGTGGACCCGGTGGAGTGGTGCAAGCTCAACGGGTCAAAGCAATGAACCCGAACTACAACGGGTTGATCATGCGTGAAGTTGACGTTCTGCTCCGTGCTGATGGGCAGAATTGGAAGGTCGGGGACGAAGTTGGTCTGCATGGAGCAGTTTGGACCGAACGCGGTGACGCCAAGGTCTATGCAGTGATTACGGAGATTGTTGATGTTCGAGATTGAGAAGGGCGTCCCTGTTCCCCGAAACTACATGGGGCGCAAGTCGAAGAAGCGTGAAGCCATGATCGCCACCATGAATGCCATGCATGTGGGTGACAGCTTCCGCGTTGAGTACAAGCTGCCGTCTATGCGTAACTTCATCCGCAATTGTGGGATCGACGGCTCGTTCCGTGCGGCCCAGGAGAGTGACACGCACATCCGCGTCTGGCGGGTGGGCTAATGGGTGGGGGCGAAAGCCCCCATACCAAGAACCACGGAGAGAACAAATGAGTGACATAGACCTGATGCCGGTCATCCGGCTGACCAAAGACCTGAAGAGCGCCGCCCGCACACTGTCGAGCGACGAGGCGCGCTTCCTTGTGGACGCCTATTACGCCATGCAGGAGGACCGCATTCGTGCTGCCCATCAGCATCGCAGTCTGACTGAATCCGGTGAGCCTGCCGACGTGATGACGTGGCTGCTGGACCAGCGTGAGGTCCTTGAGAAGCAAGTCGCCCGTGCCCTGGATGCCTATAGCGCCGGGCAGCAAGTCGGCATGTGGGCGCGCTCCATCGTCGGCATTGGTCCTGTTATCTCGGCTGGCCTGCTGGCTCACATCGACATCACCAAGGCTCCGACCGTGGGCCACATCTGGCGCTATGCCGGTCTTGATCCCACCCAGTCCTGGGAGAAGGGGCAGAAGCGTCCTTGGAACGCTCGCCTCAAGACGCTGTGCTGGAAGATTGGCGAGAGCTTCGTGAAGGTGTCTGGAAACGAGAAGGACATCTACGGCAAGGTCTACAAGGAGCGGAAAGAGATCGAGACCGCTCGCAACGAGAAGCTTGAGTTCTCAGAGCAGGCCATCGCCATCCTGGGCAAGAAGCGGTTTGGCGCTGATACCCAGGCCAAGAAGTTCTACGAGCAGCAGATGCTGCCCCCTGCCCACATTCACGCGCGAGCCAAGCGGTACGCGGTGAAGCTGTTCCTCTCGCACCTCCATCATGTCTGGTGGGAAGTGCAGACGGGCGAGAAGCCGCCCAAGCCGTATGTGCTGACCCACATGGGTCATGCCCACTACATCGCGCCGCCTAACTGGCCGATGAGCTAAGTCATCAAACGGAAGAGTACCATCCTCAGAGAACGAACCAGTAGCCTTGAGAGTTCCAAGACTCATAAGTGAATCACTTTACGGGAGTGTGCCACCGTACCTGAGTGAACCACAACAGAAGAGAGTGCCAGCAACAGGAAGTGAACCAGCATGACGGAGAGTTCCAGTCATTAGGAGTGAGCCACGCTACATAAGTGTGCCACCGTAGCAGAGTGAGCCGCGGCCTAAGAGAGCTTCATAGTAATCGAGCGAGTCAACCCACGAGAGAGTTTCATAAGGCCCGAACGAGACTTGGAATGCGACAGCACCATAGCACGGATCGAACCATGACTTACGAGAGTTCCAGTTTCCGGGAGTGAGCCATTGAGCGCGAGAGTGCCTTAGCGCCAGAGTGAACCAGCTATCGAGAGGGTTCCATGTCAGTGAAGTGAACCAATTGACCAGAGCGCGCCAAAAGGAGGGAGTGAACCATCATGGTTGAGAGTGCCAGGGACAGGAAGTGAACCACCACCAAGGTAGAGTTCCAGAAGACCGAAGTGAGCCATTAGGCGAGAGAGTCCCATCGCGTTGAAGCGAACCAGACCAGAGGAGAGTTCCAAGTTGTTGAAGTGAACCATTGATACTGAGAGTTTCAAGGCTGCCGAGTGAACCACCGCTCTCGAGAGTTCCATAGCAGGTAAGTGAACCACTGGTTCGGAGAGTTCCATTACGAAGGAGTGAACCATGCATGGCGAGAGTTCCGATGACATGAAGTGATCCAAGGCTCTTGAGGGCACCATATCGGCTGAGAGAGACATCACGTCCGAGAGCGCCATGAAAAGCGAACGAAAGGTCTAGAATGGCAGAACCCAAACAGCCTTGGCTGAAGTTCGAGGCAATCAAGACATCCATGCGGCAGGATGGAAAAGGGACATACATGACCCTGACCATCCACCCGGATGAAGTGCCGGTCGATCTTCTCGCCGCACGTCCGGGCACGCGATACATGGTCGGCATGCTGCCCGTCGATGACCATGACCGGCCCGTCAAAGGCAAGGACATGGAAGACGGCGAGCGCGCCGTTCAGTCCGCAGGCATGCTCTGCCGCAACATCAAGTTCCAGAAGTGGATGATGGACAACGGCTATGCCTTCGGAACCTCAGAGCAGGAATGCACCGAAGGACTCAAGGCATTCTGTGAAGTGGAGAGCAGGGCAGAACTCAAAGATAACAGACAGGCCCGTGAACGCTTCAAGGAACTCAAGGAGAGGTTTGAGAATGAAAGCTTCTGATATGCTGCTTCACGCAGCCGAACTCGTCGGAGGCCAGCGCGCAGCAGACTACGGAGACAAGACGCTGAACCATGAGCGGATTGCCTACCTCTGGAATGCTTGGCTGACGGAAAGCACTGGAGGAGAGTACACCATCGAGCTTCACGCCTACGACGTTGCGATGATGATGATGCTGGTGAAGGTAGCCCGGCTGATGCACTCGCCGGGCCACCAAGACAGCCACATTGATATCGCTGGCTATGCCTCCATTCTGGAGGAGATCGCCAACAAGGGTACCGAGTAACTACCTGTTTTCTACATTCTGGACGTAGAGCCGGTTCGCCAGCCGCACCAACGAGTTCTGCTGATCGCGCAGAGACTTGATGATTTCCTTCTTGGTATCGTCAGGAATGTTCTGGTTCCTGCTGATCTCGTTGATGCGCTGGCCAATCTGAGCGCGATCCCTGGACAAGCGGCTGAACGCATCCATGATCTGCACCTGACCGGGGTAGCGTTCCAACGCGGCGCTGATGCGCTCAGGCTGACCAGACTGAGCCGCGTCGCTGATCTCCTTGCGGACGCGAAGGACCTCTTCCATCCGGTCCACATAGACAGCCATGTCATCGCGCGTCGTGACGTTGCCGTAGAGCGAACGCAGGAACGGCACGCCCCTCACATCCAACTCTTCGAGATCGCCCCTCAGCGCGCCGGGGATTGTGCTGGTGGCAGTATTGTAGGTGCGCTCGACAAACTTGCCGACGCCACCCGTCGCGTAGTTCACGACGTACTGGATCATGTTCGGGCTGATATCTACTGCCCCAGGAATAACTGGGGTGCCGCCCGTCAGGGAGTTCAGGAAATTGGAGACGCCGACGAACGGGGCGAACGTGTTGTTCCAGTACTTCTGGCTCTCGGGCAACTGAACGCCGAAGCTCCCGCGTTCCGGCACAATCGGCCTGCCGGTGAAGTCACGGTTCATACCGATATCCACGAGCGGGTCGATGATCGTCGGAGCCATGAAGTTATAGAAGCTCTCGCTGCCGCCAATCGGATTGAAGGCGTCGATAAACGTGCCGATGATGTTGCCCGCAGCCTTCATGGGCGACGACTCGCCACGGCTGGCCTTGCTCATCTCCCGGCCCATGTTGAAGAAGGCGTTGAAGCCGTAGGGCATAGGGAAGCTGAAGTAGCCCCGTTCGGAAATCTGGAACGGGTCCATCAGGATGAAGCTGCGCTTCAGGATGTGTTCCGGGATTTTGTCGTACTGCTTCTTCTCGTCGTCATCCACATCAGACAGCATCGAGTTGAGGACATCCTGAAGGACGCCCGCCACCACGACACCAGCCACAATCTTGCGGACCTTGGGCGAGCGGCCAATGGCGTTCACCATCGCCATCGTGCCCTGCAAGGAGGCGTTGTAGAACAGGTAGAGCGCGTTCATGAGAACGCGGTTCTCACCGCCCTTGGTGAAGTTGACCGTCACGTTCTTTGCTAGTTGGGCAGCACGCTCTTCGTTGATGCCGCGATCAACGAGGTTCTTGAAGAGAGACGTGCGGATGCCGTTCTCGACAATCGTGTTGTAGTCCTCGATGAACTTGATGACGGGCATGACGGTCTTCGCCATGTCCTTCCACGACTTCGCCTCCGTACCGGCCTTAGCCATGATCTTGTTGATCTCTTCGATCCGAGTCTCAAGATCGCCAAAACCGTACATCTCAGTCGTGCCGCCCAGAGCCTTGAACCGCTCAAAGGCGCGCTGCATCTCAGGGTTCTTGTTGCCGCCCCTGATGGAATCATGAACGCCAGCCAGGGCGCCCTTCAGGTCGCGCAGAGAATCCTTGGCGATCCCGTCTAGATCGTACTGCTGAACGTTCACGCCGAAGGTCTGAAGGTCGCGCGCGAAGTTCGTGATAAGGAACTCTGGATTATAGGCAGTGTTGATCTTCGCCAGGAACCTGTTGAGCGAAGCCATGCTCTGAACCAGAAGGTTCTTGGATGTGGGCGACAGAGCAGAAGAGCCCGTCATCGCCCTGGCGACATCCTCGTCTTTAATGCGGATGGCGACTTCCTTGCCGCCTTCCTTCACCACCAAAATGTCCGGGTTGTTCTTGTAGAACATATCCGGGACCGTCTTCACGACGCCATCAACGACGGTCGTCTTCAGCGGAGCAGACTTAACAATCTCAGCAAGGTCCTGGGCTTGGCCGGGGTTCGACCGAACCATCTCAAGGAACGCCTGCCCAACCTTGTTCTGCTCAGAGCGGATCACGGCCTGGGTGTTCTGCATGATGGCATGGGCGAGAATATCACCCGCCATACGCTCACGACCCGTCGCTCGCTTGTCTTCACGACCACGGGCGCCAAGCATCTTGCCCGTCTTCGGACGAACTTCCCTGGTGCCTTCGTCCGCGTCGATGCTCTCGTCCGCAAAGCCACGAAGCGGCGCATAGTCCTGATAGTTGGGAAGCGGCCTGCCGTCTTCGGTCGTCTTGATGACGCTGAAGTCAGGGGTCAGACCGGACTCAACGCGCAGCTTGTTGGTGTCTGCGATGATCTTGTCGAACATGGCAGCAAGGTTCTTGAGCTTCGGCGTTTTGCCGTCGCGCTGGAACTCATCCATCATAGCCTTGGCGTCGGCGTTGCTCAGACCAGAGCCGCCATCCGGCATCTTGGGATTGATGCTGGCGATGTACTTGTTCCGCTCGGGAGCGTGCCGGGCATACAGGTAGTTCTCGAAGTCCTGCATGCTGATGCCAGACTTGGACACAGCCTCGATCAGCGGCGTGTAGAGAGACTTGCCGCGTTTCTCCAGCATGTCGGCCACCTTACCCTGTAGCAAGTCCTCCTTCAGGTAGGCGTCCATCGCTACCGGCACGTTGCCGCCAGCGGCCTTGATGTCGTCAATCATTCTGCCCACAGGCAACATGCTGTCCTGCATCTTGGTGAAGAAGCGTTCGATCTTTGCCGGGGCGATGAAGCGACCGAACTTCTTGCCGAGATAACGGGACGCCACGTCGTACTGGACGTTCAGTTCAGCGCCATTGACCGTGGCCGGGGTCGAAGCCGGAACACGCTTACCGTACTGAGGCA